TTGTTTTGAAGGCTTTGAAGTAAACAGGAGGCAAGCGTGAATTCAAGAGAACAATTCGAGTTGGAGCACTTCAACATCATCCCCGCCAAGGTGGGCAAGCGAACACCTGCGTTTTGGATTCACCAAGCCCCAAGCGCATGGCGCAAGACCATGCGGTATTGGGCGGCACTGGCCCTTGGCATCGTCCTTGGCGCGGTGGGCGCTGGTGTGCTGGCTGTTGTTGTGGGGGTGGTGAGATGAAAGCCATTTACACATCCGACAACACGGCGCAGATTGTTGAGCGTCAAGGCGACATCGCCGAAGTGACCACGGGACCGGGCTACGCATGGCCCGGAGAGACGACTTGTCGGGTCATGAACACCGGCAACGGGTACATCGCCTACTTCCCCGCACCGAACTGCACCATGCAGGACTACTACGTCTGCCTCGACTACGCCCAAGCGCGTGACTTGGTGCTGGGCCTGTCCATGTTCAAGAAAGAGTTGGGGTTTGAAGAATGATCAAACAAATCATCACATGGTTGCGCCGTGATGACGAGCGGCTGGAGATATTGCGCAGAGAGATTCAACAGAAGGAGAAACCTATGGACTGGGAACAGATACAAAAATGGATTGTTTACGTCCTGATCGCTGCCGGGGTCATTGGTTTTGGCGTGATGGTGGCCATGTGGATCAGCATATGAAGACCGTCGCCGTTTTTCTGCTGGTACTGGCGGCGTTTATGCTGGCGCAGTACTTTGACCAAGAGCTGATGCCACAACAACAAGAGGAGGCCAAGTAATGGCGATACACACAGACGAGGTGATCCGCAACCACCTACGCGAGAACCAAGGGCAGACCGTGACGCAGATCGCGTCGGCGCTGAACTTGGGGCCGTCGCGGGTGCGTGCGGTGTTGAAGTCCATGGTGGACGTGTACGTGAGCGGCTACACGGCCAACACCGATGGGGTGTCTGGAAGGGCGGTCCCGAGTGTCGCGGTGTACTGCGTGGCCGAGATTCCGAAGGACTGCCCAGCACCATGATCAAGACTATCTTTGCAGACTTCATCCACATCTTCCAGCCACCGACGGCTGACGAGATGGTGCGCGAGGAGCTGGAGCAGGCACGGCGCGAGCTGCTCAAGGCGCACAGCGCCGAGGAGTACGCCCGGTCCATGTCGCAGTACCACCAAGAGCGGATCACCCGGTTGACCAACATCATCGAACAAGGAGAACAAGATGAACGAACGAGAACTCGACTTGCTGGTCGCAGACCTGCAGTATGAAAACAAGCAAATCAGACGCCAGCGTGACGCGGCCATCGAGGAGGCCATCCGGCTGCGCCACACCCTTGAGCACATCTACGCCAAGTGCATTCTGGCCATTCGAGAGGGTGGACCCGAGGGTGCTGGAGGCGATGCACCGAGCCACAATGACAAGTCGTCGTACTGAGCAATTCAACCAACTGGGGGCCGCACGGCTATGACACAAACCAAACGCAACGTCTTTGAGGAGTGGGTCGAGAGATACCAAAACAACCCGGTGATGTTCGTGGACGAGGTGCTGGGGGTCACGCCCGACAAGTGGCAGATCAAGTTCCTGATGGCCATCGCCAAGGGCAACCGGCGTGTGAGCGTGCGGTCTGGCCACGGCGTGGGCAAGTCCACGGCCAGCGCGTGGGCGATGCTCTGGTACTTCATGACGCGCTCCCCGGTCAAGGTGGTGGTGACCGCACCGACCAGCTCGCAACTGTTTGACGCCATGTTCGCGGAGCTGAAGCGGTGGGTGCTGCAGATGCCGCAGCCTTTGCAGGACTTGGTGACGGTCAAGCAGGACCGCATCGTCTTCAACGCCGCACCGGACGAGATGTTCATCTCGGCACGGACATCGCGTGCGGAGCAGCCAGAAGCCCTGCAGGGTATCCACAGCGACAACGTGATGCTGGTGGCCGACGAGGCCTCCGGCGTGCCGGAGCAGGTGTTCGAGGCTGCAGCTGGCTCCATGTCCGGCCACAACGCGGTGACCCTGCTGCTGGGCAACCCGACGCGATCCAGTGGGTTTTTCTACGACACGCACAACCGACTGAGCAGCGAGTGGGTGACGTTTCGGGTGTCGTGCGAGGACTCGCCGCGGGTGAGCACCGAGTACATCAGCGAGATGGCCAGCCGGTACGGCGAGGAGAGCAACGCGTACCGCATCCGCGTGCTGGGTGAGTTCCCACGTTCGGACGACGACACGATCATCTCCATGGAGCTGATTGAGGCGGCGAAGAACCGCGACGTGGCCCCGACCCAATACGCACCCATGATCTGGGGACTGGACGTGGCCCGGTTCGGCTCGGACAGCTCCAGCCTGACCAAGAGGAAAGGCAACACCGTGACCGAGGCCAGCCGGGTGTGGCGCAACTTGGACCTGATGCAATTGACCGGTGCGGTGGTGGCCGAGTACGAGGCGCAGAAGCAGGAGGACAAGCCCGAGTCGATCATGGTGGACAGCATTGGCCTTGGCGCTGGCGTGGTGGACCGGCTCAAGGAGCTGGGCCTGCCAGCGGTGGGTATCAACGTGAGCGAAAGCCCGAGCTTCTCGCCCAACCAGACGTATGCCAACCTGAAGGCCGAACTCTGGTACAAGTGCAAGGCGTGGTTTGAGAAGCGCGACTGCCGCATCCCAGACGACTCCCGACTGACGGCAGAGCTGGCCACGGTGCGGTACACGTTCAGCAGCACCGGCAAGACCCGCGTGGAGTCCAAGGAGGACATCAAGAAACGGGGTCTGAAGTCACCCGACTGCGCCGACTCGCTGATCCTGACGTTTGCGGGTGACGCGGCCACGGCGATTTATGGCTCCAGCGGTGGCTCCAAGAGCTGGGCCAAGCCCCTGCGAAGGAATGTGCCACGGCTGGCGTAAAAGTGCGAAAATTCGCGCAAGCGAGGTGAACTTATGCCACTCAAGCAGGGCTATTCTCAAAAAACGGTCTCTTCCAACATCAAGAAAGAGGTCAAGGCTGGCAAGCCGCAGAAGCAGGCGGTGGCCATTGCCTTGAGCGTGGCCGAGAAGGCCAAGGCAAAGAAAGGCAAGAAATGAAGGGTCTTTACGCAAATATCGCAGCCAAGCGCGAGCGCATCAAAGAGGGTTCCAAGGAGAAGATGCGCAAACCCGGCACCAAGGGTGCCCCAACCGCTGCGGCCTTCAAGGCTGCGGCAAAAACCGCCAAGAAAGGCAAATGACCATGGCCACCAAAAAAATGATCCCAATGAAGCCCTTCAAGCCCTGCGCTGGTTGCCCAACGCCGGGCAAGTGCAAGGCCGCTGGCAAGTGCATGGCCAAGGCTAAAGCAAAGTAATGGCCACCAAGAGGGATGCACGGCTGGAGCGTGCTGGGGTCGCTGGCTTCAACAAGCCCAAGCGAACGCCCAGCCATCCAACCAAGTCGCACGTGGTGGTCGCCAAAGAGGGCGACCAAGTGAAGACCATCCGCTTTGGCCAGCAAGGCGTCTCTGGGTCTCCAGACGGCAGCAAGCGCAACGAAGCATTCAAGGCCAGACACGCCGGGAACATTGCCAAGGGCAAGATGTCTGCGGCCTTTTGGGCCAACAAAGTAAAGTGGTGAGAACATGAAAAAGTACGACACGGACGAGAGCTACCAAGCCGACGGCATGAAGCTGGCCGAGGACGCCCAGCGCGAGCTGGTCGAGATCGAGGAGGACGAGACCGGCGAGTCGTCTGCTTTGTTCATGAACGAGCACGACTTCCAGTCGGTGGTCTCTGCCGAGATTGAGGATGCCGTCACCTACATCGACACCGACCTGAGTCCGATCCGCGCACAGGCCACGGCCTACTACCGCGGCGACCCGTTCGGCAACGAGGAGGAGGGCAACAGCCGTGTGGTGGCCACCGAGGTGCGCGACACGGTAAACGCCATGCTGCCCAGCATCATGCGGGTGTTTTTCAGTTCCGAGCGCGTGGTCGAGTTCATGCCACGCGGCCCAGAGGACGTGAAGGCCGCAGAGCAGGCCAGCGATTACTCCAACTACGTCCTGAACCAAGACAACCCCGGCTTCATGGTGCTGTACGGCACCTTCAAGGATTCTCTGGTCCGCAAGTGCGGCATCGTGAAGACTTGGTGGGCCAAGAACACCACCGTGCGCACCGAGAAGTACACCGGCTTGGACGAGGGCACCGTGATGATGCTCCAGCAGGAACCCGGTGCCGTGGTGACCGTGATCACGCAGTACGACGACCCGGACGTGGCCGAGCCTCAGTTGACCATGGACCCCATGACCGGCCAGCCGGTGATGATGCCGATCCCGCAGATGTTCGACGTTGAGGTCAAGCGCACCATCGAGGAGGGCAAGATTTGCGTGGAGGGCGTGCCGCCAGAAGAGTTCTTAATCGACCGCAATGCGCGTGACATTGAGTCGGCTGCGTTTGTTGGCCACCGCAAGATGGCCACCGTGGCCGAGCTGCTTGAGATGGGATACGACGAAGACCTGATCATGGAGAACATCTCCACGACCGACTTTGAGTACAACGACGAGTACCTGCGCCGCCGACCCACGACCACCACGATGGGGTCGTTGAACGAGTCGCACAACCCGGCCATGCAGCGTGCGCTGTACGTCGAGGGCTACATGCGCGTGGACTACGACGGCGACGGCATCCCCGAGCTGCGCAAGGTGTGCTGCTTGGGCGAGGGCTACACCATCGTGAACAACGAGCCTGCCGACTTGGTGGGCTTTGCCGACTTCCCGTGCGACCCCGAGCCGCACACAAGTCTACTGGAAGCCAACAGCGTTTTCGACTACACCAAGGACTTGCAGGAGATCAAGAGCGACATCCTGCGCAACACCTTGGACAGCTTGGCCCAGAGCATCCACC